ACCACGTCCGCCGAGTTTGTCAGCAAGCACACTCTTGATCTGACCGGCGACGCCACCAAGACCGTCGGGGCTACCACCCTGAACACCGCCACCAACAAGGCCTGCGGCGCCAACAAGAAGAAGTTCACCCTGGTCTTCATGCACAGCGATGTTGCCACCAATATCGAGAACCTGAATCTGATCGAGCACCTGAAGTACACCGACAAGGACGGCGTGCAGCGGGAGCTTGATCTTGCGACCTGGAACGGGAAGCTGGTCGTCATTGATGACGATATGCCTACCTCCGCCGCTGTCGGCACCCAGGGCGCTTGGAACATCCAGGTTACCACTAAGGCTACTGCCGGGGATAAGATCGAGATCTGCGGCACCACCTTCACCTGGGTGGCCAACGGGAGCACTGTGGGCGCAACGGATCTGGAGATCCCTTCCACCGACAACACCACAAACCAGGCCACGGCGATCTATAACAAGCTGGCTGCCGTCACCACCGGTGATATCGCCAAGTTCACCTGGACCAACCCCAGTAACGGGAATGTCCTTGGCACCCAGAAGACCACTGCCCCTGGCGCGATCTGTACGGCGGAGGTCCAGGCCGGCGCTAGCATGAAGATCACTTTCACCAACCCCACTGCGCCCGTTGAAGCCACTGACTACACCACCTATATCCTGGGCACCGGAGCGATCAGCTATGAGGACATCGGAGCGAAAGTCCCCTATGAGATGGCCCGCGACCCCAAGACCGACGGCGGCGAGGACTACCTGTATATGCGTCAGCGCAAGGTGTTTGCGCCCTACGGGATCAGTTATGAGAAGGCCAGCCAGGCCAGCCTTTCTCCCACTGATGCTGAGCTGGCCAACGGTGCGAACTGGGTGCTGGTCCACAGCGGAGAAGCCCAGGCGACAGACAGGGCCTACATCAACCACAAGGCTATCCCTATCGCCAGGATCATTTCCCGCGGCTGAGAGGAGGCCGCATGATGGAGGAGAAACTGAACGAGCTGCTGGAGGCGATGGAACTGACCGAACTGGAGGATGACCCGCTGACGGCCTATGTCCTCTCCTCCGTCACAGAACGTCTCTTGAATGAGACGAATCTGTCTGCACTCCCCGAAGGGCTGGCCTGCATGGGCGCAGAGCTGGCCCTGGGGGAACTGCTGCGGCTGAAGAAGTCCATGGGGACCCTGGATATTGAGGGCATGAACCTGGACGCCGCCGTGAAGCAGCTCCAGGAGGGCGATACCAGCATCACTTTCGCGGTGGAGGATTCCTCCTCTCCTGAGCAGCGGCTAGACGCTCTGATTGCCTCTCTCACGACTGATAGGATGCGCGAAGTCATCCGGTATAGGAGGCTGGTATGGTAAGCGCGGCCGCGAGACATGCGCTGGAGAAGCTGTGGACGGATACCTGCACAGTGTATCAGGCGCAGAAGGTTACCGACGCCACGACCCACCTGACGGATTTCCAAGATGTCGCGATCCTGACTGATCAGCCGTGCAAACTGTCCTTCAAGACTCTGGCCTCCGCACAGGGGGACCCGGCGGCAGTGGTGAGCCAGGAAGTCAAGCTGTTCCTGTCCTCGGACGTCACCGTCCCCGCCGGGTGCAAGGTCGTTGTGACGCGGCCCAACGAGACGGAGCGAGAGCTGACCTACACCGCCTCCGGCTTGCCGGGGCTGTTCCACAACCATCAGGAGATCACGCTCGTCCCCTTTGAGAGGTGGGCGTGATGGCCAGATGGGGAAGCTGTGATTTCGAGCAGCTGAAGAAGCTGTCGGAGCGGCTGGACAAGCTGGAGGCCGGCGATCTGGACGCCTTTACCCGAAGCGTGGCTGCCGAGCTGGCCGCCCGTCTGCTGCGGATGGTGAAAAAACGGACCCCCGTGGGCGTGAAGCCGGAGTGGGTCGATCCGGATATCCTGCAGGAGTACTGGTCCGGCTATACCGGCGGCACCCTGCGGGATGCCTGGAAAGTCCTTCCCATCCAGAAGCAGGGGAAGGACTATATTGTCACTATCGTGAACAACACGGAGTATGCCAGCTATGTGGAGTACGGCCACCGGAAGAAAGCGGGTTATATACCTGCTCTGGGCGTACAGCTCAAAGACGGCTGGGTCCCCGGGCGGTTCATGCTCCGGTTGTCCCTGGAGGATCTGGAGGAGAATGCCCCCAAATGGGTGGAGAAGAAAGTTCAACGGTTCCTGGAGGAGGTGTTTGGCAGTGGTCAACCTGATCATTGAGGGTGTCGCTTCGGCACTGTATGAGGCCCTGGGTGACGGGTACGCCATTTTCCGGGACGACCTGCGGCAGGGCCTTGAACCTCCCTGCCTTCTGATCCTGGCGGTTGGGCCATCTTTGGATCCTCAGCCCAGCAACGTGAATCGGCTGACTGTCCCCCTGGATATTTCCTTCTACCCTGAGGACGGCGGAGATAATACCGGCATGTACCAGGTGGGGTTGAAGGTCATGGAAGCGGCGGAGCTGATCTCGCTCACCAAAGACAAACGGCTGCGAGGTCTCCGCCGGTCCATGGATATCGTGGACGGCGTGCTCCATGTGGCCGTGACCTACGAGGTCTTCCTGCGGAAGGTCGCATCGGTCGATCCTATGAGAACACTGGATTTGGACCTGTTGGTCCTTGAATCGTAATCGGAAAGGATGATGAAAAATGGCACTTGGCGGCGGTACTTTTACCAGCCAGGACAAGGTCTTGCCTGGCAGCTATATCAATTTCGTCTCCCTGGTCAACGCGCCCGGCGTACTGGGTGAGAGGGGGACGGCAACGGTGCCCATGGTCCTGAGCTGGGGACCCCTGGGCGAGATTTTCACCGTTGCCCAGAAGGAGTTTTCTACTGTGGCACAGAAGCTCTTCGGCCATTCCGCGAAGAGCGATGAGCTGAGGCCTGTGCGGGAGCTGTTCCTCGGGGCCAATAAGGTCCTGTTCTACCGCGTGGGGTCCGGGGGCACGGCTGCGGCCAACACCTACGCTACGGCAAAGTATCCCGGTACCAGAGGGAACGCGCTGAAGGTTGCGATCGTCTCTAACGGAGACGGAACCTTCAACGTGTCGGTCTACCTTGACACGGAACTGATGGACCGGCAGAAAGGCGTCGTGGGTGCGGCTGCGGAATACAGCGCGTCTTCCACCTATGCCGTGGGAGCCTGCTGCTACCACGAGGGCGCGCTCTATAAGTGCAAGTCGGTCATCTCTACTGCGGAAGCGTGGACGGCAGCTCACTGGGACGCGGTCGAGACCGGCAGCGCCCTGAAGGATAACGCCTTCGTAACCTGGAAGACCGGCGTGCCCCTGGCGGCCACTTCCGGCCTCGCCCTGTCGAGTGGTGCGGACCCCACCGTGAACGCCAACAAGTACGACGACTATTTCGTGAAGCTCCAGCCCTACAGCTTCCAGACCCTGGGTGTCGCCACGACCGATTCCGACATCAAGAGTAAGGCGATCGCCTTCACCCGGCAGATGCGGGAGGACTACGGCGTCAAGTTCCAGACGGTGCTGTTCCGGTCGGAGAGCGCGGACTATGAGGGCGTCATCAGCGTGGAGAGCGGGCTGGAGAGCGCGGCGAACGACCCCAGCCTGGTCTACTGGACCACCGGCGCGGAGTCCGGGTGTGCTCTTGGCGCCAGCCTGACCAATGCTCTGTACCCCGGCGAGTACGCCCCGGATCTGGATGTGACCCAGCAGGAGTTGATCAACGCCCGGCAGAGCGGCAAGCTGATCTTCCATCGGGTGGGCGAAGACGCCAGAGTCCTGGCGGATATCAACACCCTGACCACCTTCACGGAGGCCAAGGGGGAGCCCTTCAGCCAGAACAATGTCATGCGGACCCTGGACCAGATCGGCAACGATATTGCCACCCTGTTCAATACCAACTACATCGGGACGCCCAACGACAACGCCGGCCGTATTGCCCTGTGGAACGACATCGTGCGGCACCACCAGGCGCTGGCTGCTGAGCGGGCTATTGAGGACTTCGATAGCGACGACGTGACGGTGGAACCCGGCGAGGACCGGTATTCTGTGACGGTCACGGACTATGTCCTCCCGGTGGGTGTTCTGGAAAAGCTGTATATGACGGTTATCGTCCGGTAAGGAGGAGAACAGCATGAATGATGTGACTATGAATGCCGTAGACGCCATCTACGGCGCTATGGCAGAGTGCCATGTGACCCTCGACGGGAACCGCTACAACCTGATGCAGATGGTGAACTTCGAGTCGCACTACAAGCCCAACATCGTGGATGTGCCCATCCTGGGGAGGGTCTCCAAGGGCCACAAGATGACCGGTGGCACCGGCACCTGGAGCGGGACGGCCCGCTACAACACGTCCGTCTTCCGGCTCTGGATCCTGAACTACAAGAAGACCGGGAAGCTGGCGCCTTTTGACATCCAGGTGACCAACGAGGACGAATCCTCGACCGTCGGACGCCAGACGATCATCCTGAAGGATTGCCTGGTTGACGATGTGACCCTGGCCAAGTTCGACGCCAACGACGCCGTGCTGGATGAGGACATCTCCGGGACCTTCGACGACTTCGAAATGCCGGAGCGTTTCTCTAACCTGAGCGGCATGTAAGAGAGGTGCTCCGATGAAAG